AGTCGGCGGTACGGGAGGCACGGTTCCTGAGTCGGCGAGCGGTACCGTATAGGTTGCTACCGCACTACCTGTGCCCACTGCTGATTTACTAATAAAAAAATCAGACACGAAACCAGCTCCTAGCCGTTGACTCGTCTTTTATATCTTGTTGAAAACCAAAGTTTAATTGTTGTGTAATCTGCTCTAGTATACGAATAAGAGCGTTAAATTGATCTGCCTGATAATTAGGCGTTGCATCTGGTAATCTTGTTGTTGCTATTTTAGCCATTATCTACCTCCATCTGGTTTAACATCAACACGTAATGTACCATATCGCCAATTAGAATCCAACGTATTACTTGAAATTTTTACATTTGCTTGACGTGCTCTACCGCGCATATCAAAAAATTCAGTAGATGTTGTTATAGTTCTGCTAATTGTAGCTAAATTAGATTGAGCAGGATAAGTTTTAAATTCTAATGTAATTGTAACATTACCTTCTTGATTTTTAAAATCAGGAATTCCTCTACTTATAGAAAGTAACTGTTGGCCATCTTGAATATCAAAATCACCTGATTGAATAAAAGATGTCATAGCTGATTGATTATCATTAACACCTTCTTCATGTTCAAAAAATGTTGATGCCCCAGCTGTTACTCCTTTTACTGTAGGTGTTGTTGGAATACCTGTTGTTGAATATTGAGTTGCGTAAGGTCTTTGATATACACCATAGTCCGTCCATGCTGTTCTCGCTAACGTATTTGTATACCATGTTTTTTCCAAATAATTATAGGTTACTGATCGATCAATTTGATTAGAAGTGTTGGATGCATAGAACCATGTAACTTCATTAAATTCTGAGTTAACTCCAGCAAAAGTTTCAGGTTGCTGTGTTATTGAAAAATCTTCAAAGACAAAATCTTGAACACTACAAGGAATTTTTTTCACTGTACCATCATATAAATAAAAAGAATTTTGTGACATCCAGTAAGCTATTCCATTTACATCTACAGCAGCGTGTACACCCACAGAACCACAGTTTGCGCCTAATTGAACAAGAGAAAATGTAAAAGGTGCACCTACAAATTGTAATGCATTTAAAGAAGTGTCCGTCCATACAAGGACCGCGTTACGAGATCTCACTGCCGATACAATTTTAGATCCATCTTGTATTCTAAAAGACCCTGCCGTATTTGTGGCTACTGGTACAAAGTCATTTGTTGTTTCTTGTGAAGCAAATCGTAAAAATAAATCATCTTGTGTTGTTGCATTGCCAATAGTTGTTTCTGTACCAAATAAGAAAACATGTCGATCAGGCATAGATACTAAATTAAATCTTGAACTTGTTGGTGCACCTGAAATAACTGTTGCTCTTGTGCCTGTTCCATTTGAAGTGTCCCATAAAAAAGTTTCGCCTTTACTTACTGTAGCAATTAAGTCTTCACCGAAATTATCAAAACTCCAATTACGAGCATCTATCGTTACACTTGATGTTTTCCTTGGTTCGTTCCAACCAGGATCACTTGGTGCTGTATAGTCAGGAGAGTTCCAAGTATGTGTTCCCCACCCATAACCATAAGCTGATTGAGCTGTTCCTATATTTATTTGGTAATTTGCATTTCCTGTTCCCCCGCCACCTGATGTTGATCCTGTCGCTGTATCCGTATGAGTAACAATATAATTATTTGAATCAGTTATCGTTGTAACTTCAAATTCTGAATTCATATCTAAACCATCAATTGTAGAAAAAGAATCAAAGGTAACAAAATCGCCTTGAATAGCTCCATGACTTGAATCTTGAACACTTACACTTGTAGTACCGTCAGTTGTAAAAGGATTTGTTAAACTTATAGGCCCTCTTCTTATAGGAGTTACATCAAAAGCTGTCCCTTCTGAATAAATATAAAATTTTCTATCAGTTCCTAAAGCAGTGTATCGAACACCATTTAAATCTGACCATGCATGTATACCACGCACAACGCCTATTAATGTATCAGAAATAAGCTGTAACCAACCACCTATTTTTTGTGGTAAACCATAATGAAATCGTACATTTTGTGCATCGGTCCAACGACCTTCTGCGCCATATTCTGTATCTTGTTTATCAATACCAGGAGCTATGTTTAATTTTGTTAGCATTATGCAATCCTCATAAATCTATATATTAATTCACCAGCACCGCCTGCAGAACCAGCTGTACCCGAATTGTAGTTTTCAGCACCACCACCAGCACCACCACCACCTTGTGTGCCTGCTGTAGATGGAATATTAACTAATCCACCGTCACCACCTGTACCTGCTAAACCATTGTAAGAGTCAGCACCATCACTACCATCTATCTGACAGTTGTCTCCACTACAGTTACCATTATTATCACCTGTAACTCCATTACCTGAGTCATTAAAAGTGCTTGTAGGTCCACTTGAAAAACTTGTTATATCAATTCCGTCTACTGTAGTTCCAGAAGATAAAGAAGTTCCCGCTGTTGCAGTTCCACCTGTACCTGGTGTATTGGTACGTAGTTGTCCTTGAACGCTACCTCCTGATACAGAAGAAGCTCCACCACCAGCAAGAGAAAAAAGTGAACCTGTGATTGTGCCGCTTAAACTTGTTAAGGTACCTGCACCTGCTGACCCATTGTATGCACCAGTGCCAGCAGATCCCCCTGTTCCTACTACTAATGTTAAAGTTTCTCCTCCAACAACTGTGTATACACGATCAGAAATATAAGCTCCTGATCCACCACCTGGCCCAGAGGATTCACCGCCTACTTTATCATAAGATGCACCTGTGTAACCACCGCCGCCTCCGCCTACTGCTTGTTTAATATGAATAGCGTTTGCTGTAGCAGGTACTGCAATTGATTCTGAAGATCCTGTTGTAAAAGAAGTAGGTGTTTCAAAGATAACAAAAGCGGTTCTCCATACACCGCCGTCTTTTACATAGGCATTGTTTATTGTTTGGTTTGTAAAAGAAGTTTCGTCACGTACATAGAGTCTATCTATTGTACGCCAAACGCCTCCATCTTTAACATATACTGGCATTATGCATTAACTATATTGATACCAAATATCGCCATTAGATCCGCCACTCGGAGCCGATGTACTCACTGTTCTTGTACCATTAGCATTAGTTCCTGCTGTTGCAGAAATAAAAGCTTGTACATTAGTTCCAATTTCTACGCCGAGATTAGTTCTTGAAGTTGACGCGTCAGCTAGATCAATTAAATTACTTGCTGTTTGTGCAACGCCTGAAACATTGGCGCCAGAAAATTTATAACGAATAGATGCGTATGTTGCCATATTATTTCTCCAATAGTTTCCATCCATAGGTTGATCCCGAATAGACCAACGCAAAAGCAGCACCTTCTGTTGCTACTGTTAAATCTGATGTTGCCCCATCAATCTTTTCACTATTACGACCGACAGTTAAATTGTTTGTATCGAATGTATTTGCTAAATCTAAGAAACGTACTTCATCACCACCACTTGGTGACGCTGGTAAAGTAATAGTAAAAGCAGAACTAGATGTATCGACAAATATTTTATCACCTGCAAAAGATGTATAGGTGCCTGTCTTTGTTAACCAGTCACTACCTTGTGTTTGTATTTCATACCAATTAGTTCCGTCTGTAGAAATAAAAATGTTTCTGTCAGGATTAATTACAAATGTATTACCAGATGCTCCAAGTCTTGCTGTAATTGTATAGGATGAACTTGCATTACGTAAAAAATATAATTTTTCTACAGCTGGGAACTGTATAGTAAAGTCACTACTATGACCTGTAAAGACGATAGCTGCTTGTCTTGCTTCGTTGTTTGCTTGTGTCTGTGGACCGTTGTTTGTAGTTAAAGTATAAGGACTTGATTCAGCACCTAAATTTTTACTATAAACACCTGCAATTGACTGCTCAATCGATTGCGAAAAGTTATTATTTGTGGTGTTACCCCAAGAATTTGACTGATCACCTGATCCAATTAATTCTATTTTTAATCTTGTTGAATATGTACTTGTCATAGTTTAAGCTGCATCCTTCCAATCTATTGTAGCACTATCATCAACATTTGTCCACGTCGATGTTTCTGAGTCATCAACCTCTTGCCAACCATAAACAGCTGGTGTTCCTAACACTGAAGTCATAGATAAACCAGAAGGAAGCGCTGTAGAGTTTATTATAATATTTGGTGATCCTATTGATGAAATTATAAACTGACCTGTTGGTATAGCTGTAGCTGTAGAACTTACATTAGGAACACCTAATGCTGTGCTCATAGACTGACCAGTAGGAATTACTGTTAATGCTGGTGTTAAAGCACCAAGTGACGAAGTCATTGAAACACCAGAAGGAAGAGCTGCCACTGCGATA